CTCCAGAATTAACAAGCTGCCCGAGCTTTGAGTCAATGCTATCGAGTTTGCTGTTGGCCTGTTCAGCCAAGGCAATCTGCGGGGAGGCGCCGACGCCGATCACGCCAGAGCCCATCGAAGCCTCGCCAATCTTTGTGCCAATAGAGGCTAGGGCGGCGGCGTTAGTTGCGGGCCCTGTGTCGGTACCCGTGGGCTTCTTCTCTGCGACTGACGCACTGGCTGCGGCTTGTCCAAGGGATACAATAGCACCGCCGCCAGGAAGGACTTGGTCGGCAATGCTTCGGGCCGCAACACCACCAGCCCCTCTGCCAAAGATTGCACCGTACGCGGCGCTTGCGGAGATGAACTCAAGCAAGCGTTTTAACTTGCCCAGCTTGTCATTCATTTCGTCCAAGTCGCGAAGGGCTTGGTTGTCCATGACAGCCGCCTCGCCAAAGGTCTCCCGCAGTTTCTGGCGGGTAGTGTCGAGCAGAGGCAGGAGATCGGTGGAAACCTTGTCGCCAAAGATGGCGGTCAGGATAGCAAGTTTGTCGGAGTCAGAGCCAGCGGTCTCCATGGCGTTTGCCAACTGGAGAAAGACGTCGGTGGCCTTGATGGTTCCGCTGCTGATTTGCTCCTGGGTAAAGCCAAGGGCCTTGAGTTTATCAATGGCTAGTTGATTGCCTGACGCGGCGTCCTTCATTAGGATGCGGAGTTCACGGGCGGCCTTGCCGACGACCATCATCGAAACACCGGCTAACTCGGCAGCGTGAGACAGGCGCTGAAAGTCCTCGCCATCCATACCAGCCTTCTGGGCTTGGTCGGCGATGTCAGCGTACTTCTTTAATGATTGAGCAACAAACTCAACAGCCTGTCCAACCATTGCCAGACCTTTGTCGAGGAGGGCCGCTGCACCTAAGGCGGCTGTGAACTTGGAGGCTAGACTAGTGGCGAAACTATTGGCGGCAGTCTTAGCCCTGTTCAATACAACGTCGGCGTTGCTTTTGGCGACTAGGTCTAATTCAAGTTTGCGGGCCATCGGAGGTTCTTACCCTTGCCGATTGGTCAAGGAGTTCCTTTTGCAGTTCCTCCTCCTCAGTGGTCAGCAGCTCGATGCCAGACCCGCCCTCGCCGATACTGTTAAAACCCGTCGACATCCAGACCGCTTGCGACTCGGGCATCATCCAAGCCCGCTCCTCGGTGAAGCCGTTCTTCATTAAATTGCAGACCACTTGTAAGACCCAAGGGATAGAGTTAACCGAGCCAGACTCGCAACTCCGCTTCTCCCAGAACTTAGGCCACTGGGTCAGCAGAGTGAAGGCCGTGAACTTATCTAGTTCGCCCCTAAGATAGCCGGGGCGGTGCTTCATCTTAATGGCTTCCCATTGGTCCCGCCATGTGACGCGGTCGATAGGTTCCTCGGCGCATACCTTGACCGCCAGGAGTAGGTCCGCCGCCGTGATCTCTTTGCCGTCTAGGACTAGCGGAGACTCAAGGGCCAACAGGTGCAGACGATGCTTGAGGCAAAACGGGTAAACGAAACGTCCCAGGATAAACACCCGGGACGGCTCAGTAAACGAACGGATGAAACGCTTGTCCAAGGATTAGGCGTAGGACGCAATGGACTCCCACTGCTTGGCCTTGACCGAAACCTTGACGAACTCCTTATTCCCGCCCTTTTCTTCCAGAGACTCAATGACGCCAGAGAAGGTATAGGGGGACGTGCTGGCAAGGTCAGTAGCGACGACAAAACTAATAGCGGCGCCAATCTCTGGCATATCAGCAGTCTTGACGATGCCTTCAACAGTCAGCTCGCGGGTGACGCCGTCGTAGCGGGCCGTCACGGTCTTACCCGTTTCGTCCTGGACGGTATCGTTCAGCTCGAAGCTCTTGGTCAACGTGTACGACTGAACGAACAGGTTAGACACAGTTCCAGCGACGCCATAGAGGCAAGTCGTTCCTTTGAGTACGGCAGCCATAGGTAGTTCTTAACCTTGGGGGCTCGGTCAACCTTACGCGGGGAGGACGCAGAGAACCCCGTAGGACAGGGTCGTGTGCCAGATGCGGGACTCGTGGTCGTCGGCCTCGGCTTGGGGGGTAATGTCGTACAAAGACGCGTCCCCGCCAGAGGTAAAGACAGCCCCTAAATCTGCGACGCTGTCCATGTAGCCGGCGACGGCAGCGCACCGGGCACGGTGGGCCGTAAGGTTCGTATCGTCGGCGGAGGACATGACGTGGACCTCGGTCTGGGCGAGGAAGTTGCCAAGGCCTTCGGGAAGGTCGGGCGGCGGGTTAGCGCTGGGGCAGTAGCAGATAATGCGGGGCAGGGACTGCACGTCGGCGGAGTCGCCCGTGCTGATCTGCATACCCGAGAACTCGGCTTTGCCAGTGAGGTAAGAAGAGACGGCTGTCTCGACGATGTGACGGATGGATTTGGTGCCCATTGGGGGTTATGGTTTGTTAAATAAATCGATTGGTTTCTTGAGCCGACGTTCTACTTCCTTCTCAAGTTTGTTGGCTCGCACGCTCAAGACGTGGTTAAGGGTTCCAGCGGCTGTCGCCCTGCCCGCGTTGTCGCCCTGGTTGTTGCCAATGATGAGGGTAAAGTTACCCGTGTCTTGATTGCCGGCAAACCTTGAATAGCCATTGGACCCCATGTTTCGGGTAATCCACTTGGGCACCTTGGAGGTCGACGCGAACTGCACCCCTTCCGTCTTCTTAGGTGCTGGCAGGGACATAAGCGTATTGGCCCAGCCTCCTTTAAGGAAGCCGACGGCCTTCTTACGCAGCTCGATGTAGGTCTTTAGTTTAGCCCCATCGACTAGGTACTTATTGCCGTTAAGGGCCGGGCCTTTGTTCTTGTGAATGCGTCCGTTATAGCGGTCCTTAAATTGCTTGTGGATACCCGCTAGGTCGGTCGTTTCCTTCGGGGCTTCCTTAGCCGCAAAGCTAGCGCCGAAGCGGTTCTTAAATGCTTGGAAGTCCTTTTGAGGATTACCGCCTAGAAGGATTGACTGAAAGATACCGCGAGGGTCACGGCCTTCCTTTTGCTTATACCAGCCGTTGGATTTCTTTCTCATGCTGCCCTTGGCAATCCCCTGCCAGCGGAGGAACCCGCCTAGATCGCCCTTGCTTACGGCCTCGCCCATCTTCTGGAAGGCGGCACCCGGGTCGTCCTTCGGACGAAACAGACTTTGAATATCAAGGTTAACGGCCTCTTCGCCCCAGAGTTTAGCGGTCCCGGTCATGCCACCGCCCCCGCTCTTGGGCATTGGGGGACTGTAGCGCATGAACTCGTAACAGCAGAAACCAGCCTCGCGGATAAAGCCGTCCCGCATAGAGATGCCAGCCGCCAGTCGAAACTCAGCTAGGGCAAACTGGAAGCGGTCAAAGGAATCCTTATTGACGACTACTTGGACCGAGGTCGCCACTTACTGGGTGTCCGTGTGGACCGTTAGGATGACCCAAGCCGAGCCGGGTTTATACTGGGATGCCACGATGCGTAGGTCTAGGTTCGCCGCTGTGACCTTTTTACCGATGGCGAGGGGGGAGATGGCTACCCCGCCAGACAAAGAGCCTGTAGAGCCACCCACGTCCCCGTCTGCGGTGGTCCACGCGGTGGAGGTGGCGACGACCTTAAGGTTGAACGAGGTCTGGTTAACGAACCCGCCAGCGTCGAGGGTCTGCTGGACGGCGGCGTCCGAGGCCATGACGCGGAAGACCTCCGCGGTGGCGCACGTCATAGGGATGCCCCAGTCGTTTACGAACTCCTTGGCGTCGAGCAGTAGGGTCTCCGTGTAATTCATGGTCTAACCTTGGCAGGGTGTAAAACAAAAGACCCCCAAGGGGTTAGCCAAGGGGGTCTCGTTTAGGCGGCTAGAGCCGCGTTGCTTACGCGGTCGTCAGACGACGGAGGCTCGTGGCGCGACCGACAGCCGTGCCGAAGAGCAAGGTCGCGGTGACGTTGAGGAAGCCCGACTGCTCCTGGATGATCATGACCTGGACCGAGAGACCCGTTGCAGGGTCGGTGGCCTGAGACACATCAGCACCAGGGATTTCATTGAAGGGCAGAGCGGTCG